CCGCTCCGGATTGGGCCACGCATTCACCACCGGCACCAGGCGCGGCGGAATTCCCGCGCCCTCGAAAATGTAAGCGCCCGGATCAACCACGACCGGCGACCCATCCGCTTTGCGCACCCGCACCGCGCCGACCGCCGAGACGGGACGCATGGGAATATTCACAACCCCCGTCGCCGGCCAAGCATCGAGCACCAGCGTCCACTCCTGCGATGTCAGCGCGAGCCCCAGTGCCGCCTCGATATGCAGACGCGATGTGATGATGAGGCTCGTCACCAGCGCATCATCGGCGCTCGTCTCGAGCTGCAAATGCGCTTTCGCCTCGGCAAGCGACACCGGCTCAACCGCCGGGCCGCTGCGATACACCAATGCCATCCCACACTCCTCTTCACTTCACGCTCCCCGAAAAATAAACGGGACCGCCACCGGCTTGACCGGCAACGATCCCGTTCATCCGCACGAGAGGAGGAGCGCCCCGCACGGAATTGAAAACGACGGCGCGACTGCGCGCGAGCGCATCACCTCAACTTCGGACCGAAGGTCCGGGATGCAAGGCGACCCGCTAGCCAGCCCCCCGCAGCGGCGCGACTGCGCCCAGCGCACAAGGTGCGCCGCGGCAAGCCGCGCCCCCGCGGAGCCGGCCCGAGCGCGCAAGCGCTCGGAACAGCCGGCGTGAGCGAAAGCAAAAGGCGCGACTCCGCCCTGCGCACAAGATGCGCCGCGGCTCACCGCACCCATTCGGACCAAAGGTCCGGGAAGCAAGGCGACCCGCGGCAAGCCGCGCCCCCGCGGAGCCGGCCCGAGCGCGTAAGCGCTCGGAACAGCCGGCGTGAGCGACAAAACGTGAGCGACTAAACGCTAAACTGCATCAGCTTGATCGCGTCGAAGTCCTTGATCCCGCCGCCGACGCGCTTGGTCGTGTAGAACAAGACGTAGGGCTTGGAGGAATACGGATCGCGCAGCACGCGAATGCCGACGCGGTCGACGATCAGATAACCGCTGGCGAAATCACCAAACGCGATCGACAGGCTATTGGCCGCGATGTTCGGCATATCTTCGGCTTCCACCACCGAATAGCCAAGCAGCGTCGAAGGTTGGCCCGCGTCACCCGACGGTTGCCAGATGTAGGCGCCATCGGCATCCTTCATCTTGCGCACCGTGCCGAGTGTAGAGCGGTTCATCACGAACGACCCGTTGGCGCGGTAGGAGCCCTTCACCGCGTAAACGAGGTCGATGAGCTTGTCCGCCTGGTTCGCCGCCGGAAACGCGCCCGCCGCACCCGACGTCACGAAGCCGACATTCCCCCACATCCACGAGGCATTCGCCACCGTCGGATAGGTGAGAAAGCCTTTCGGCTTGTTGACGCCATCGCCAGTCACGAACGCCGTGCCCTCCTGCTGCGCGAACGCAACCCGAACCTCTTCCGCCAGCCACGCGTCGATATCGACCGCACTGTCGTCGAGGATCGCCTGCGTCGCAGCCGGCATCGCGTAGAGTTCCATCGTCGGGAACGAGATTTCGGCCAGCGTCGGCGTGTTGGTCTGCGGACGCACCGCCGTCTCGCCAACCCAGCCCGTCGCCGCCCCCGTCGTCGCAAACGGCACCTTGTAGACCGATCCCGACACCTGCCGGATACCGGCAATCGAACGGATCGGCGACACGGTCTTCAGAGCGGTATTGACCGCGCGCTCCGTCTCCTTCGGCACCAGATACCCGCCGTCCGCGTCCGTGCCGACCGACAGCGCCTTCTGTTCGAGAGCCGTCAGGTTCGCCGTCTCGCCCTTGCGCACATACCCGTCGAACGCCGACTTATGCGCCAACTCAGCGGCCGGCTTCTGCGCGCCCGTCTCGCCCAGCGGCACGCGCGCCTGCTTCAGCGCGATCCCGTCCATCGTCTTCTCGATGCGCGCGAGCTTATCCGCCGTCACCGCATCCTCCGAGCCGCGACGCTCGATCTCCGCCAGCCGGCGATCGTTCGTCTCCTTGAAGGCCTCGAAGGCCTGCATCAGCTCATCCATATCCCGGCCGATCCCGGCCTTCGTTTCGATTGCATCCATGTCTCTTGTCCTTGTCAGGTGGTTGCAGACTTGATGAGCGCGGTCATCCGCCGGATCTTCTCCGCTGCGCGTTGCGCCTCATCGTGTGCGTCCGTGCCCGCATCCCGCCGGGACCTCAGACCGCCGTAGCCCCGCCGCATCAGCGACCGGGCCTCCGCGCGCGTGAACCCGGCATCCCGCACAAGCCACCGCTCGAATTGCCGCTCCGTGGGCAGCGAGCCCCCGAACGGCGAACACTTGACGCCGTGCACCCGCGCACCCGGCATCATGGGAAACGTCACGATCGAGATTTCCCAAAGTTCCAATTCCAGAATGCGCCGGATGCCCGAGCGCTGATCGCGCCGCGTCCGCTTCGCCTTGAAGCCGATCGAGAGCCCGTCGATGGCGCCCGCCCGCATCAGATGAAGAACATCGCGCGCTTTCTCTGTTTCAAGCGTCAGCCGCCCGCGCACGCGCAACCCCAGCGCATCTTCCTCAATCCGCTCCCACACGCCGATCGGATGCGCCGGATCATGCTGATAGAGCATGCGCACCCCTTGCGCGCCCCGCTCCGACAAACTCTGCCGGAAGGCCCCCGCCAGGATCACATCCCGCGCCAGGTCCTCCCGGTCGAACAAACTCGCATACCCCTCAAACACGCCGCTCGTGTCGGCATCAGTGAGGTCAAGCGCGGTGAACTTCAGCTCCGGAGCCGGGCCAAAGGCAGGACCATCCATCATGTGTCATTCCCAAAAATGAAAAAGGGACCCCGAGGATCCCTTTTCTATTCGTCATCGAACCCATCGCCCGGATGGAAACAATTTAGCCCACCGATCCTCGGGCTCAGCTGTCGGACTGACGCCACCAGCGGTAGCCCCTTACATCCATGAGCTGGCGCCCCCTTGCTTGAGCCTCAGGAGTTGCAATCACCTGCGGCCAAGGTCGCGCCCGCCCTGTCCAAATCTGTCGATCATTGTCATACTGGAGGTAATGTTCAAATGTTCCAAGCAATTCTATCGAAGCAGCATCATCCAGAACCGGGAATGTCACACGCTCTTCATCGGGTATCGTGAAACAAACCAACCCTGAAGCATAGAGCCCGGCCAAAGCGTCTCTCAGCTGGATGCATTCACCCGGCTCGCCCACTGTTCCGCAACACGTATTGAGCAAGGTCGGAAAATTTTCCTGGCTCCATTCTTCTAGTTCAGCAAGGATACGTTGAGCTACTTCACTGAGTACAGCGGAATCCAAGGGATCACTCACAGCGGATCACCCCTTCTTCGGATGCCACCACCACATCCCGCGCTCCTCGAGAATGCGCTCCGCCACTTCTTCACCTGCCTCCGACAACTCCATTTCAGGAAAGGGCGTTTGGCAATAGGGCGGCCCGGTGTCACGGCGATGATCGGACCACATTTCTGTTTCAGGCACGAAGGTAAGATGAGAGGCTATCGATTCAATCTCCTTCTCAACTTCCTCCGACGGGATGGCATAGGGACCCGTGGGGCCTGACGACATCTCCAAAACAACCAAGCCGCGCCGAACGAGGTTGCGCATCCCTTCCTGCGCTGCCACGACCTCATCCAAGGTCCCCCTTCGGTCTGTAGTTTTGTGCAACAACGCCGGGAAATCCTGCCAGCCTTCGTTCAACTCAACAAGCATCCGCATCTCGATTTCCGACAAGTCGCTCATCCATTGCCTCCTCATTCAAACTTGTCGAGAATAGTTATGTGAGCACCTTCCGCCCGACCTCTTCCGGGTTTGTATCGATAGTAGTGACGGTTTAAGTGCTTTTGTGGAGGGTCGGTTCGGAAGCGACGCGCTGGCAACTCCATTAGGCGCACTTCTTCGTCGGTGCTAAAGTTTCTCAGTATGACGCCTCTACCTTTCCTCGCCGGCCTTACTAGCACAAACCCCTTGTCAATCAGTTCCTTCCGCAACCGGTTGACGCCCCAGTCCGGATTCGTATTCGGGATCGCATCCCGCAGCAACTCCCTGAGGCGCGCGGACGCCTCCGCCAGTTCGACTTCACGCGCGCGAATTGCTCCTTCGGAGATTATTTGCCAATCATTTCTGATGCAAAAAACGACTGCGGTCCGCTATCAATTTCAATAATGCCATTAGGCTATCGCCGTGGAAAAGGTAGCATGAGTTTCCTTCATCCCAGGCAGCTTGCAAAACCGCTCGATCCTCACATTGTGCGCTCTCCAGAAACTTTCT